GCCAATTAAATTTTGGGGTGTTGAAGAACGACCAACTGGAACAAAAGAAATTTATAAGTGTAAGTGCGGTCTGTGTGATGAAGAAAGGCCGGTCATTAAAAATAAACTATGATGCGCGGCTACCGATGTAAAAACAAAACAGCTAAAGAAATCCTAACTACACTAGGCTTTGACGGTGTTTCAGCCAATCGCGGCTGGATTATGGAACGGACTGGTAGAAAAGATGCTAATTCACCAGTCAGAATGCACGCAATTATTCACTATGAAAATGGTACTGAATACATTGATTTGCACGCTGACCACCCAGGACCAAATGACACTCACGTAACGGTCCGTGGCCGGCGCGTTGAACGCTGGAATGAACTGTTTAGGCAAGTTGACCATGATGAACCATGTGATGCTGGCCAGAAATTATTAGCTCACTACGGTGGATTAAATAAGGCGCTTGAATTGTATGAAAAAAGAAAAGACTGAAAAAGAATCATACGCTAAATGCAAAAAAGGCGCACATCATTTTGGACCAACTGCTGATCCTTGGTATAACAAGTGTTACAACTGTCCAGCGATTGTGAAAAACTTATCCATCAAAATTAAATCTGTAAAATAAAATGAACTACTACGCAATTGACGTTGAAACCAGTGGTCTAGACCCAAAAGAATCATCACTGTTATCCATTGGTGCTGTTGATATTGAAACCGGCGATACTTTCTATGAAGAATGCCAAGCTTGGGAAGGTGCTTATATTAGCGAAACTGCACTGAAAATAAACGGATTTACTAAAGAAAACATTTACGATGAAAGCAAGCTGACTGAAGCACTAATGGTTATCAAGTTTTTTGACTGGTTGCGCCAACATCCAATGATGATTGCTCAAAACGCATCTTTTGACCGTGACTTTATTGCAGCAGCAGCTGATCGAGCTGGTGCTAAAAATCCGCTTAGTTTTCGCACTATCGACATTCACGCTATTGTTCAAGTTGAAATGCTCAAAGTAAACTGGCAAGTGCCAACAGTACTTAGCTTAAATGCTTGTTTGAAGTATTTCCATCTTGGTGCGGAACCAAATCCGCACAATGCACTAACTGGTGCTAAGTGTAATGCTGCTATCTTTAATCGAATTGTTTACGGTAAACATTAATATGGGACTTAAAAAAGAAGAACCAGTTTTGCCAGGCAAGTTACTCATATCCTTTAATGAAGGCGCTGAAATTCGCTTTGATGAAATTGAACACACATATATTTACAAAGGTAAGCGGCTAAAATCAGCCACAGCATTTGTAAAAGACTATGAAGATCAGTTCGATAATGAACGCATCAGTGCAACGTGTTCAAAAAAGTGGGGTATTGAACAAGAAAAAATTCAAGTGTTGTGGGAAAGTAACGGTAAGGCAGCATCTATGTTTGGTACAGCTATGCACGCTGTGATGGAACACTATTTCACCTACAAAGAACTTGGTGGTGAAATCCAGTTAGTGGCTGATAAAGAGAATAATGCAGCATTGCCAAATCATCCATTCCTTCAGCAGCTGATTAATGGTATTGAAGAAATCCGTCAAGACGGTGAATGCTACCAAGAAGCGCTAGTGTCATCTGTTAAAAGTGGTATTTGTGGACTGGTAGATGATCTCTTTATTGTGGACCGAAAAAAGAAGATTTGCCGGATTCGTGACTACAAATTTACTTACGATATTTTAGTGCAGAAAAAAGAATTGAAAGCACCATTTGGCTATCTTGGTAGTGATAAGCTGGCCAAGTATTATCTACAGCTTTGTTTTTATGGTTACCTAATGCAGTTATCAGGCTGGACCGTGCAAGGTATTGATATCTTCAATTGGGATGGTGAATGGCACAAGCATACACTTGAAGGAGAAAAGCTTATGCGCACCATGGTTTTGATTGCTAGTAAATACGTGTAGTCCCCAGAAAGCTTTTTTATCCACATGGTTTATCCCCTTGCACGTTACCTTAGCTATGCTATTATTATCTTATATCGGCGCTTAGACTGATATAAATCAAACTAATTAGGCCATTAGGCATAACAATATGGGATTAAAAAAAGATACAGACAAGAAGCGTTATCTAACAATTCTTGCAGACGGTAAGCTTCACGAACGTGTCGATGAAGATACTGAAGGCGCTAAAGTTCGCACCAAAAAAGAACAAGATGGAACTGTAGTTGATGTTGAAGACAAGGATGGTAACACCATCTATGAGCTGACATACCCTGGAATCGTAGCTACCATTAAGGATGTAAAGTTCAATGAAAGTGACTACGGAACTAATGTCAATATTGAACTTGAAGATGAGGATGATAACCAATTCATTCTTTCACTCGCTTGTTCAAGTAACTACGGTGAACGCTTTATGGAAGTGTTACCAAATCTTGACCTTAATGAAGAAGTGGACTTCACACCATATTCATTTACACCAAAAGGTAAGAGTGAAAAGGTTCGTGGTCTTACAATCATGCAAGATGGTGAAAAGGTTGAAAACGCATTTGCCACCAAGGATGGTGATGAATGGGAGGTTCTAATCAAGGGATTTCCAATGCCAGATCCTAAGAAAAAGTACAACAGTGAAAAGTGGAAAACATTTTTTGCACAACGCCGTGAATGGTTGATGGATTACCTAACTGAAGCTGGTCTGATTAAAGCAGCTGATGCATCTGATGATGCTGAAGAAGAAGAAGCTGAAGAAGAGGCACCAAAGAAAAAGGCAGTAGCTAAAAAAGAAAAAAAGAGTAGCGATGATGATGACTTTTAATTAAGTCGTGCAACAGTCTAATCTGTTGCACTGTCTATTGGTGGGAGTTCTCCACGCGAATCAACGCAAAATAGACAGTGCAACGGATTGGACATAGTACGTAGCAACCAAAGGAGTTCGTTTCGTCACAAAACTCATTTGCCTGATATTGGTTGTTACGTACTATGGATTGGAAAACAGATTCAAACTTGCTGGCAAAAAAGATTCTTACACGAATTAAAAACAGTAAGGATGAAATTTCCTATTCTGATCTTGAAGCAGTTGCGGTTGAAAAAGATATCAGCCTTGATATTTTTGAAGCAGCTATGGCACAGCTTCACCGGCATAAAAAGGTAACGCAACGTACAAAAAAAGAAGAAATTTACTATAAAGCTGTTCCAAAAGTAACAGTACCGAAAAAGCCGGCAAAACAGTGCCTTGTCAAAATAACCCTTAAAACAAGCCCTTTTTTCAACGCCATAGTTTGCCCTCTAAGCGGCTTAAAAAAAGAAAACGATGTTTGGTATAGAGAATGTGCGGTCCTGACACCGAAATCTGACACCAATCGCACTTGGATATGTCCGGCTGATATTGGACTACCAAATATCGACTTTGAAGCTGTTAGTGAATCAGCTATTCCATTTCCTGAAATAGATATGTCTATGATTTTCTTACGACCAGCTGAAATGCTTGCCTATAAAGCCGCGGCTAAAGGCATTCCATTACACATGATGAAACGAATACACCGATGAGTACACCAGCCAACAAGCTGACCGCCAAAGTAGTAAAAAAACTGACTGAAGCCGGTGTCTTTTTCTGGCGGCAAAACAATCTACCGATATTTGATCCTAAGCTAAACAGTGGTTATGGTGCATATCGCTCACACAGCGGCATGAAGGGGGTGCCAGACATCATTTGTATCATCCGTGGTCAGTTTGTAGGTATTGAGATAAAAGCCGGCAATGACCGCATGTCTGAACACCAGATACTTTTTAAGAAAAGGTGCATTCGAAATGGTGGAAAATACTTGGTTGTGAAGAAGCCTGAAGATGTGGATATCTTACTTAAATAGCTTGCAAAAAGCCTAGCTATGGTTTATAATAGGTTGTATCAGTTAAAATTAAAAATTATGGCCAAAGCACCAATCGAGATCGATGAAAAACAAATTGCAGTAATGCAAGAAAAAGTCAGTACTACATCTGATGTAATTATGAAAATGACTATCAAAGATGATCGTGACATGGCTACTGCTAGTGAATTACTGTCAAAAATTACCAGTCACAGCAAGGAAATTAAGGCTGACAAAGAAAAGCTAACCAAGCCACTTAATGCAGTATTGTTAGAAATTCGCAAGAAGTACAAGCCAGTTGAAACTGAACTGGAAAAAGCTGACAAGCATTTACGAAAAGAAATTGGTGCGTACCAGACACGCAAGGATGATGAAGCTGAAGCTGAACGCATCCGTATTGCTGGTCGTGTTGGCATTGGTAAAGGTAAGCTGAAAATTGAAACAGCCGCTAAGCAAATGGCTGAAGTTGAAGCGCCGGACCGTAAAGTGGTGACTGATTCAGGTTCTATTTCATTCAAAGAGGATTATGAAATAACCATTGTGGATCTGCGCAAGATTCCTGAACAATTTCTGTCAGTTGATGAAGTGTCAATCAGAAAAGTGTTCAAGGCTGGTGGCACCGTTGATGGTGTTGTAGCCAAGAAGATCAAGGTTCCTATCAACAGAACCGCCTAAAATTATTAGAATTGGTTGAAAACCTAAGCTATACTATTCACATGAGTAACAATAAAACCGTCAAGATAAAACCGATGTGCAAATGCGATGGCTGCGGCGCTGAAGTAACACCTTCAAAAGCTGAAGCTGGTCGTTTCTTGATGCAATTCCGCAAGACCGCATACGATCCTAAGAAAATGAGTGAATACGGTAAGATGGGTGGCCGGCCACGTAAAACCAAAGAATAACATTATGAAAACAACAATTGCAGTACTATTATCAATCATAGCAGTCATGGCTTATTTCATGGTTACAATGTTTGTAACAATTGAAACAGTGATGCGCAATATTGAAAAAGAGCAGCGCTATTCACATGAAGTGATTAAGGCTTGTGACGGTCACCGTTACTACCTTATGAACATTCTTGATGAACATCATCTTGAATACTTCAAATAAGGTGTATAATTAACTTAGAGAGCGATCCGGCAATGAAAGCGAGGTGATCCAGTTCTTGACTGCTAGGAACAGACTAGCAAGGGGATGCCAAGTGCATCCCCTTTTGCTATAATATTTTTATGATTCAAATTGGTAAGAAATATGTGCGCACCGCACCTAATGGTGACAAAGCTACTTTTACCGTAAAGTCTGAACAAGAAGTTGTATACCATCAAGGTTTTATAAAAGATGGCTACATATATTCTGAAGTGAAATAATAAAAAACACCCAATAGGGTGTTTTTTATTTGGACCAACAATGCTTTGATGCAGACCACGGACTAAGACCACTTTCGTCATATAGCATACGAGCAAAAGCGATATTATCGGCTGGATTACCTACATCCAGCCCTAGCGCACGCATACGCGTACCGTGATACTTTGCGCTGATTTGAAACAATCCGTTATCGTGACTGTTGTTTGTAGGATTGTAAGCATCATTATTGCCACCACTTTCACAACGCATTACGTCATGCATGATTGGCGCATCAGGAAATACAGTATCGATTTCCTGTGCAATGCGTTCTTCAGTCCAGTTAGTCACTACCTCAATCCGAACCACTCTTGGTTCAGATACTGGCACTGGTGCGGTACTGGTAGCCTGGATAGCCGCTTCAGCTGTGTGAATGGCTTCAGGTGTGTGTAACCAATGTTGTGTACCGTAAATGAGTATACCTCCAATAATTCCTAACATAGCCGCACCTCCCAAGATAAAGCAAGTTCGCTTAATTTGGTAAGTTATTTGGCGCTTTATTTCCGCAATTCTTGTGGATCTAAATTTGCCTTGTTTGTTGCGTTTTATATGTATTGGTCTTAATTGTTAAAGTGGCATAGTGGGATCTATCCCTGCCACTCCTTATATTGTATCATAAAAGCATAGCTAAGGTTATTAAAGTTATACACACAAAAAATCGACTAAAATCGATTAGTTTTAGTCGATTATTATGTGGCTTAAATAAAGGTTATTACGATAATCCACTAAGATCATCAGGTTCTTTAGCGTTCTTAGCACTAGCGTAAATACCACTTGCACCAATCATCATCATGTATGTCAAGACAAACACCTGAAGAACTGCTGTGAAGTTAAATACGATTAGCATTGCAAAAAGAAAAGTAAAAGCAATATTAAGTAGCTGCGGATAATCTCTAGCTACGGACCAGACTGGTTTTAGCGCTTGTACGTACAGCATTGAAAGAGCTGCAAAAATACCGATAAGCACTGGATCGAAATTGAGTAGTTCAAGCAATGGTTGTGTGATGAATTCCATATATTTTATAGATTATTAAGCGCTTGCTGAAGGCTGAAAATTGCATCAGCAATATGCTGTTTAGCTGCGCTGGTATCTTGTGGCTTACCAGCGGTTTCAAACACTTCTTTAATAAAAGCATCAGTAATATTTTTACCAGGACACGATTTGGCCGCATACTTGCGGTGTCCGGCATAGAATTTCAAGCTTGGTAGCTTGGATCGAATGTCACGAACCGCTTCAAGGTAGTAGCCTTTCATAGCTGGTGACAGCTTCATTGTGTCGTAATTGCCAGTCAGACAAATAGCAATTGAACTGATATTTACTGGATAGTTTGAAGCATGGTAGCCTTCAATATCCAAATCACGCATGTAGCACCAGCCATCAGTACCAACAAGAATATGGTATGCAATATCAGGAAAAGACTTGCTGGTAGATCGTGGCTGGTCGTAGCGTTTATATAAGTTTATAAAATGCGTATCTTGGTAGATTCGCTTCATTTCAGCTAATGTTAAAAGTCGCGCATCAGCGCCATGATGGGTGATGAAGTGTTCAGGATTAAGCATAGCTATAGTATAACGTACTATTGTTTTGGATTTTTATTTTTAATCACAGATTCTAAAACGTACTTCATTGTTTGTTCACCAAAGAAACCACCTGTACCAGCCATCACGAACAGCATTTCTAGTGGCAAGTTCATAGTAGATCCAAATGATGCAAAAACCCAACCAGAAAAACCAGCTGAAACACCACTAGCTAAAAATATTCCAAATTTGAAAGGTACCCCATTAGTATACCCATTTAAGTATCGTGCGACACCTCCAAAGCATGCTATAAAAACAAATAAGACTTCGACTGGTAGTTGCTTTAGAAAATCCATACTTAAATATTAATGGCTATACTGTTTATTATAGCAGTATAAAATAAGTGTTTTATAAAGATAACCACAACTTAAAATACTATTCTAGTAGCGCTGATTGCCTTTACAATATGTAAGTCATCTAAGGTGTTAATTGTGGTGTTATCAGCAAGAAGTGATAGTGTGCCATTTGATACCAAGTATGAATAACCAGTCATCAGGTTTGATTGATTTGAATCACTTCCACCAATCAGTACGTTAGCTGAAGCCGCGGCGGCTGGACTATTTTGAACAAAGCCTATGTAATTGTTAGACAAACCAAGCATCCAACTTGTTACGTTGGTGGCATCTACCTGATGCATAGTAGGCGTACCATTATCGGTAACGCCAAACATGGTACAGCCAAGTGCTGTACCAGATGAAGTGAAAGAAATTCTGTTTGCTTGCGAACCAGAAACAGCGGTAATGGTAGTTCCACTAAGAGTCGCTTTCCATACATTTGCACCTGAGAATGAATAAAATGTAGTAGAATTTTCAGCCCACAAACCACCACTGGTGGCGGCGATTGCGCCTGAAATAACGACACCAGCACCGTTTGAAATAGTTGTGCCTGAAACAGTAGCCGCCATTAATTCCATCAAACCACCACTTCCTTGATATTGAACAACAAAACCATCAGTAATGTGATTCACAACACTTAAAACAGTTCTGGCTTGTCCAGCGTTTTTTCCTGTTCCAAGCAGATCAGCTGTACCAAGCGTAATAGTGGTTCCTGAAAGAGTACCTACTTGCGCCCAAAATTCAGTAGTGGGACTTTGTCCGTGTCCAACTACAACAAACTTATCTGTAGCAATTTTCTTAACGGCAACAGTGCCGTTTGCTATAATATTTCCATTGACCGCTAATGCTGTTCCAGATGTTGCTGTAGTACTAGAAACAGTAAAGGCTAAAGCTGTACAACCTTCACCAGCTGAACCGTAAACAAAGATACCTTTGTCTGTACCAATCTGGTCAGCCCAGAAAGAAGCTGAAGTCACAACAGTAGTTGCGGCATTTCTAAGTGTAGCCGCAGTACCCCATGAAATGGTTGTGCCTGAAACTGTTCCAACACGGTATTGAATTGCTGTAGTTGATGCATCAGCAAGGTAAATAACAATAAATTTATCTGTATCAAGTTTACAAACTGTAGCCCTAGCATTAGATGCATCACCAGTAAGTGCTGTTCCTACAGTTGCAATTGCACCTAAAGTGATAGCGCCTGTTGCCGGATTGGTTGTAACTACTTGTGCGTAAAGCGTACCTGAAGCATTAGTACTATCTAAAAGAATAACTTGTTTATCACCACCAATTGGACAGATGGCATTATTACCACCAGTTTGAACTTGAACAGCCGTGCCGCCATGCGCATTTGCAATAGCTGATCGTAGCGCCCGCGCTATACCACCTATAATATTTGAAATACCCACTGGTTGACCAGCGGTAAGCGCTTCATTTGCCGTTAATGCAACAAGGTTGGCCGGATTTGAATCAACATACGCCTTCACTGATTGTTGACTAGGAACTTTAGTAGCATCATTAGATGCCATGTTATCTTCATCAATAATTTCACCCACGTTCATTGCTGTACGTAATGCGGCGGCGGTAATGGTTCCTATCAAGCCAGCGACTGATTGAACATCATCAGTCGCATCAAGCTTGGTCCAGTTGCTTGCGAAAGTAGTTGTTGAAGCATTATCAACAATGGCAATTAAACGATCACTTGCGGCAAACACAACACCATTAACAGTGCCGCCAACAGATACAGTATAGAACCATCCAATTTCAGCAACGCCAGCGCCCGGAAAAGTGCCAGCTGAAGCATCCCAATTGCCTTTGTACACCATTCCGTTAGCTAGTGCGGCAATGTCAGTTTCCATCTGATCAAGGTTTACACCTTGTGTAACTGTAAGAAAAGCAATCTTAGCCCGTTCAGCTGAAGTTAGGATTTTGGTATTGGCACCTTCATCCATGTTATCCATTTCAAAAGCATCTAACTGTTTGTTGGCGGGATCGTAAGTAGCTTTAAGCATGTCACCAGCACCAAGACCATCAGTACCCTTACGCGCAAAAAGATCCCAATGAGTAGCAATATCAGATGGTTCTTGTGTCGTAACAGCAATTGCAATCCAAGAAGATCCATTGTGTTCAACTACATCATCAATTTGATATGTACCAGCCGCCCATGCGCCTTGCCACTGATTTCCTTTATCACCTTGAATTCCTTGTATTCCTTGTATTCCTTGTGGTCCAGTCGGACCAGTATCACCCTTAATCGCCAAAACATCCCAATCAGTGGCCAGTATAGAAGGTTCTTCAGTTGTGGTGGTGGTTGCGATCCAGCTTGAACCATTGTGTGAAACCCCATCATCACTTACATACGTGCCAGCTACCCATGCGCCTTGCCAGTTGACACCTTTGAGAAGATCTTTACGTACCCGCTTAGTAGTACCTTCAGGACTTTGTGTAGTATCACTAACATCAACAACAACTATCCAGTCGCCATCAGCGATAGATGGTAGTTCTGCCAAATCCATTATCTTAATTTTGTCACTCATGGTGTCTTAATCTTATCATCCCAGCCAGCTGAAATCACTGGTTTTTCACCCCATGAGCCGCCAGTATTGGCTTGCTTATCTACAAATGTCTTATCAAAAATGAACAATTTCAAGCCGTCTTGTGTAGTGATGTACTTACTATTTTCAGTGGCCAAAAAGCCTGAAACTATATCTTTGACTTTATCAATAAAGCTCATTAAGAAAATTATAACACAAGCACAAGGCTTAATATTTATGTATTATGCACTAAGTGAAGCGGCATCTTTAGCCGCCTTTTTGGCTTCTTTAAGAACCTTACCAGCTGTGTTTGCTGTATTGTAAGGGGTAAGATCTGTGGTCCATGGATCACCAGCTGATCCGGCACCATTTAACTTCTGGCCCATTGTGCCACTTTCATTGTAATCAGCCGCTAGTGCCGACCAGATCGCGGCTACAATTTGATCAACACTAGCTTGTGATTCATTCACAAAAATTTCTAGCACCATTTCACCAGTACCTTTTGGTGATGCTGTAAGCGTACCAATACCAGTTATATTGACTGTTAATCCAGCAGTAGCGCCTAAAGCACCTGACAAAAGACCTTGACCAGCCATTGCTACAATCGCTTCAAGAAGACCACCGCCAAGAAGGGTAAGATTTCCGCTACCAGATAGATTGACCACCAATCCAGCCAAAAGGCCGCCTGATGCTTCAAGTACGCCAGCACCTTCCATAGTTACTTCACCACGAAGGCCAGACACACCAATTATTGATAGTGCGCCAAGACCGTTTAAGTTACTTGTCACCATTGAACCAATCTCGTAAGGCATCATCCAAGCGTTTGGATGTAGATACCCTTCAGGTAACGCTGTGGTAGAGGGTAGCCCTTCAATCGTTTCAGGATAATAACGTTGACGTAGTTGACCATTTTCGTTAAAAGCACTACGGCAATTAGAAACTTGAGTACCACCAATAAAGGTAGCTGGATTTTTTAAAATCACGCTATAGTTTCCAAGTAATGACATAAATTAGTTCCAAATAAAGTCTAAGTTGCCAGAAAATGCAGAGTTAGCCGGGGTGGCGACACCACTACCAACTAAGAAGTAAAGCGCGGCACCATCATACACTCTTGGTAATGACGGTAGTTGATTGAGAAAATCACGTTCAGCCGCAACGCCAAGTGTTGTTACTGGAAAACGCGCAAGTTCTTTATATAGCGCAACAGTATATGATCCTGAAACGTATGAAGTTGAATTTTGAATAGTTTCAACTGATGCAATACCAGCATCACCAGATTGCCGTGGCACCGCATAGTTGTACTTACCAGCACCAGTAGCACCAGTGTAAAGAATATGACTGTTAGATGCCGCTGTTTTTCCTACTGGCAAGACTGTTGGTGTAGCACGTGCGGCTACTTGCGCCGAATTAGTGTAACCAAGTGAAAGGTTTGGTGTACCAGCACCAAGTGCTGTAGCGGCTGGATTAAAGAAGATCGCATTAAGACCAGCACCATTTGTGTAGCGTGGTAGTAACCAGTTTACGGTATGGGTTCCTGAACCGGCATCTGTAATATTTATTTGTGTTTCAGCAACGGCATTGGCATATGAAGTAGCAAGTCTAAAAGTACCGTCAGTTAATTTAATAACGTAGTAGTCAGTGGCCAGTGCTAGTCCAGCGGGTAGTGTTCCTGAAGTTGTAAGTCGTACTCGCGTACCTCTAAGTACATTTTGTGGCAAGTTTACAGAAGATATCCATGTACACGTGTCGCTTCCAGCATCAGCAGTAAAGTTATCAACTTGTGCCAATGTATTAACAGTAGCTTGCGCTGTAAGTGTGGTTACGGTTGTTACACGATAGAAACCAATGATGTCAATAAGAGTAACAACTGAAGGTTGTGCTGTGGCCGCCGCTGAAACAGCACTACCAGAAAGAAGAAACTTAGCGACATTAGCACCAACATTACCACCATGTTGAATACTTGCCGCGTTAGTGGTTGTATCTTTTACTGGTTGAAACGTAAGGTTGGCACCAGCATCAAAGATCGCATCAGGGCCGGGATTACCGTTACCACGCATCAATCCATGCCATTCGTTAGCTACCGCCGCCGCTGTTGGGTTCATGTTTTTTGACCAATCAGCACGAAAAGTTTGGCCGTTAGTCATGGCTTGAATAATTTGGTTTTGTGAAGTAAATCCTGACATATAAATTTTGTTATTAAGTGAATACCGTCTTAATGTCACCCATTAAAACTGTAGCGGCTAATGTTCCTTGTGGCAAGCAAAAAAAGCTAAGATAAGCATCATCCTTTACTTGCGGGATCAGGCCAGATTCTAAAAAGTAATCTTTTTCAACTGGCGCATCAATACCTCTAATGACTGAAGTTCCAAGCGGCTTGACCAAGATGAATGTCATAAGACCCACATCAGCACCAAGCATTACAACAGAATCAATTGATCGAACACCTGAATCACCATTTTGTAATCCAAGAAAAGGATTAGCTGAAACGTTTGTATTCTGGCCATTATTTTGCAACGTACCTAATGCCGCTGAATTGTTTTGGAATGCGATTTGTGAAACGCGGCCTGAAACACCATCAGAATTAGTGTAAGTGAAATAAAATCTTGCACCACCAGTACGACCAGCAACTGAAACGGCTACTACTTGGACACCCTTACCATCAGTATAACGCGGTAGTGTCACCGTGTTATCCATTACCTGTTCATCAAGAACAGAATCGTCAATAGATGGGTAGTACAAAAGATAGTCACATAAAACCATTGTAAGTGGTAAAGCTGTGGCCACTGTTGCAATACTTGTTGTTAGTCTTAGGTATTTTTCACTAGGCGATACACCACCACCATGTTCAAGACCACCATCAGTAGAATAGAAAACTGCCTTAGCTATTGCTGGTGGGGCATCAAACCAGTATTTTGGAACAGGCCGCCCCGGACTCATGGACAAATCAAACCAAAGACCAGCTGTACTTGCTTGTGAAGGTGTTTTACGCCAAGTATAACGGCGTTCCTTGCCGTCTAATTCAGCTTGTACTAACTGTTCTAAGTTTTGAATCATTATGCGGGTTTAATAGTTACGGTTATTTTTGTAGGAATTTTTTTACCCATGTCCATGCCACCTTTTCCTTCCATACCCACATCCATACCTACCATTATAGGTACATCTTTTGGATAATTTCCAGCTTGATAATCTGCTTGTGATATTACGACTGGTTCCATATTAGTCTTCAGTTACAGTAATACCAGTACCGGCGGCGAAAAATGGGGTAATTTGGTTTGCTACCGCAAGGGCTGAACTAAGAGCGCCAGAATACAAGATCTTACTCGCACCAGAAATAGCAGTAGTGATTGAAGCGTGGGTGATTGTAGCACCAGTTACGCCACATTGCGGAAAAGTCACCTGTGCCGCGTTGGTAACAGCGGCACCAGCAACGGTCCAACCACCAACAGTTCTTGCAACAGCTACACGCGCGTAGTTTGTATATGCTGTTTCGTTAGTTGTAGCATTTCCAGCTTCACCCGGATCAGCCGTATGAAGTGCAATATACAATGAACCAGCCGCGGCACTATTTTGAATACCACCAGCATCACCGATATCAGCAATGTCAACATTGTTAAACAAAAGTTGAAGTAGATCGTTTTCAAAAGTATTTGATTTTGACATAAATTATTTAATGGTAACGATATCGTCTTTTATAATAATGGTTTTTCCTTTAATTTCTTCAAGTGACATAGCGGTTGCTGTGCAAGCTTTTTCTCTAAGCAAATTAACGGCACTCGTTAATTTTGCGGTATTTTCAAGCACTATTGGCTTGGCTTCTTTTTGTGTATCTTTTTCCATATTGACAATTTATATTTAGATATAATAAATTATATCACGAATAACTAACCCCACTTAGATTATCACCAGTGTAATCAAGTGTTTTTGTCAAGCTTATTCCAGCTGGTGTATCACCAGAAAGAACCACGCTAGTTAAACTACCATCAGTGTAATTAAGTGTTTTTATAATACTAAGGCCACCGCCTAAATCGTATTCTATTGAAGTGAGGTTTTCACCAGTATAATTTAGTGTAGCCGGGTAAGCTTTTAGGTTCTTAGAAACTGTTTCAAACGAAACATCACCAGTAGGCAAGGTGTCCACTACTCTATTTACAATGGCCAGTACTTCACCTTCATCAAGACCACCGCCCCAATAGTCAACTTTATCAAGCTTAATATTTTGAATCAGCTTGCGTAAATCAGCCAATTCTTTTGGCAAGCCAGCAACTGCGGTTATTGAAAGCTTGTCTTCTTCATCTTCAATAAGATCTAAGGCATTTTTAATAGAAAGCTTGTTTTCAAGTAGCTGCGCCACGAAATCAAATTCCACTTTCTGGTATATCACTTCAGTCTTTTCAATAATTGTAGGCTTTTCAACAATGGTTTTTTCAGACATTGTTGGCTTTATCTTTGATACCTGTGACTGTATTTCAGCCTGAAGATCAGACTTGATTTGCTGTAAACGCGCTTCAGGTACTTGAATCTGACCAGCCAACTTAGTTAATTCACCCTTCAAAGCCAAAACTACATCATTCACTGAAGGACCGTCATCACCCTTGACAGAATCGCCTTGGTCACCTTTATCACCCTTTAATTCTTCACGTGTAGGTATTGCATTCACTAGCGCAATAAGGACACTGGCGGTTGATTCACTTAATAGTTCAAGTGCCTTTTCTTGATCGAGCTGAAAAAGATTAATCCACTGGTCTTTATTAAGGTTTTTTCCGGTGTACGGAACAAACTTTTCAACCAACAAAACCAGCGATTCAAGCTGGCTTATTTGACTTAGAAAAGCAGTTAAATTCATGGCCTAATGATACCATTAGTTCCACCGCTTATTAACCTCTTTAATAGTTTTTTCTGTGTAAATTTTCGCTGGTCCGTTTGGTGTATTGCGCACAGTGTGCGGATATTTTGACAGCACATTAGAAACACTGGCTTTGTCTTTGTACGGTTTGCCTGAAGCGTTTAGTAGTAGTTTGTTGCGGAAAACTTGACCAATTGTGTATTCTTTCATAATTATTTAATTACTCATATAATCTAACTTTGTCAAAATTATAGAAAGTTCTTTTCTAATCTGTGGCAAGTAAACAGCCTTTTCATATAGTATTTGAGCCATATTTCGATAGTGATCAAGTGTCTTTTTGCCATGTGCAAACTTGTTAAAAACAGCGTTACCGATCTCATTGTACTCATCCAAAATGTCAGTAACATTGCACATCAAATCAGCCGTCTTTACTTTGACAGCTTCAGGTGAATAACCTTGAGCTTTTACCAAGGCTCTTTTCTTACTTATTTCAGACAGTTCAAGGACCACATCAGCGACACCTTCACCAAAGTTGTATTTCAATTCATCGTAAGTAGTGTCAGTATCTTCTATGGTGTCGTGAAGATAACCGGCAATAATAGTGTCATGTGCCATGCCTAGATTCTGCAAATAAAGTCCAACCTCAACTGGATGAACTAAATAAGGAATATTCGTATCTTTACGGAACTGTCCAGCGTGTTTCTTGGCAGCAAATTTTAATGCCTTTCTGATCTTGTCGTGATAACTCATACCTATAGTGTATCACAACGGTTGCCAACCGTCAACTAAATAGTGCTTTGTGCCGGTGTAATTGGTCGTGTTGGAATACCTTCATCTTCTTCAGGTGTAGGATTATCGTACTGTCCTTTAGAAATTGGTGTCATGATAGCATCAACCAAAATCGGACTACCTTTAGCAAGTGCAAATTCAGGACCAGAACCATCCATTGGCTTAGCGTATGCCAAATCACGTTCCGCATCAGTACGTACTAATTTTTCGTGAAGTTCTGATTTGTAGTAATTCATATATTAAAGCTTACCTTAGCTTATTGTAATAGTCAACTGATTCTTTAATCAGCGCTTGACCTTTTACACCTTCAAGATCAGCAATTGAAAGATTTCTAAGATCTTCATATAGCTTGTGGCCATACCCTGGTTCAATGCCGGTGTCAGCTGCAATCTTGTTAAATAGATCTTCACCAAGAATTTCTTTAGCATCTTTAGGTAGCATTTTGCCAAATATCATTCCTGGTTTAACTACCTGAATTTCAGCAATCATTCCATTTGGTGTTTCAATGTTATAAATTACACCACCGTAACCACTAAACTTTTCTGGTTCTTGGATTTTCTTTCTAGCGAACAAACCATCACCTTTAGTTTGTAAAAGTACTTCATCCATTCGTGCAAGAGAATCAGCAAGCGCCTTACTATCCATTGGGACAATTGAATTACGCGCAAGGTCACGTAATTTAGTGACATCACCAGCTTCTTCAAACATTATCTTTTCAATAGCGCGGTCCTTTGATTTGATTGGCGCTTTAGCTACACGAACATTTGGAATATCAGCCGCTACAGAATCAGCGATTTCATCAATATACTGTTTCGATTCTGGTGCTTTAGAAATTAGTTCATCAACTTCTTGTTCTATTCCGATTTTTTCAGTTTTTTTTTGCTGGGCTGGCACGAAAGCACCTTTTTCACCACCGCCATCAAGGTATTGAACGTAGGCTTCAAATGATTCTTGAATCTCTTTTTGTGATGCACGTGAACTCATAGCACGGTCAAATAGGCCGCCTACGTTGAATGTAGCAGCATCTATAGCTGTTCCGGCGCTTGATTGGTTGATACCACGTGTAGCACTTCCACTAAAGCCACGCGGTGGTGTTACATCATACAAATCTTCAAGCTGGTCAGTGACATAAAGTAAGCGATTAATGTCTACATTTGATTTGTAGCCATTTTCTGTAGCTATTTCAAGAATGTCATCAATTACTGATTGTGGCCGGTCAGCAGCGTTACCAAGAACGCGTAATGCTACTTCAGCAGCCTTTAATTCTTTAGCAGTAAGTTGGTCAAGACTACCTTTGTATTGAAGTAGTTTAACAACTTCATTTAATGGTTTAGACATTTGTGCATACTGTGTGCGCAATTGATTATAATTATCAGGCATTAGTTTACTAACTTCGCCACGTGCCACTTCAGCAATTTTAGGAACTTCTTCACTAAAAGTTTGTTCACGTTTCTGTACCAAATCGTAATCCTTTAAGCTACGTTGCAACCACTGATCCAGTTCAGTTTGTGAATTAAGTTTACTACCCTTTAATTGGTCGTATAGTTTTTGAATTTGCGGCACATCACCTGTTGCCAAAGTACCAGTTTCAGGAATAATTTTTCCATCTTTATCAAGTTGTATTTGATACGTAGTCTTTAAGTATTCATGAAAATTACGAAAAGCTTCATTAGTGTCAATGTTACGTGTCTGGCTTAAATTTTTACGCGCTTCACCAAGCTTCGTACCAACTTGTTTACGTTGATCAATTACAAATCCAACTGGCTTCATAAATTCACGACCAGCAATTACTTTAGGGTGGTTTTTAGGATCTTCAGGCAATTTTTCGTATACTCTTGATTGAGCTATCGATTCTCGAACCACCCTTACTTCTTCAGGTGTCATTCTTTCAACCACATTCACAATTCTTTCATCAGCACCGTTTCGAATTAGCTGTGCTTTTGGCTTTGGCATTTGTGCCAACCTACGTGATTCAACAGCTGTGTCTTGTGCTTCATTAGCGGTACGCTTAGCATAATCTTTAATTTGAGTACTAGCACCTTTCAAAGTATCTAAAACCGGATTAGCTGACATGTCAGCCGTTTTAATAGCTGTTTCAGCCGTTGTTTCAACCGCTTCTGTGACCGGATTGGCTGACCGTATAATGGCTTCAGCAGCTTCTTGTGACGTTCGCTTCACTGTTTCTTTTACCGTGCTTCTAAGCGCTGATTTAGTAGCATTAACAGCACCACCACCAAAACCAGCAGTCATGACATTTCCAACTGGCGCAATAATATTTGTCACTGTAAATTTTTGGTCATCAGGCAAACTTTCATAAAAAGCACGCAAAGCCATACCAGCCTGACTATTCATAGCTGACTTACCAACTTCAACCAATGCTTTATTAGTTTGTTCTTCAAACTCATCAGTAGTAAGTAGCTTGGCACCACCTTTAAGTGCTTCACCACCAGCATTAACAACCGCTGAAAGCGGCGCTACGGCTGCACCAACGACACGTTGCGGAATAGATAATCCAGGCTGTTGAAACGCTTGTGCAAAGTTTTCTGCACCACCACGACCAGCGCCAATGACACCTTTGAAAGTTTCAACAATATCACCTGGCGCATCTTTTAAGATACGACCAAGCATGTTACCTTGTGGCTTTTCTGGTTCTGGTATACGTGGCGCTGGTGGATTTACTTGCTTAACTGGTAATCCAGCACCAAACTCTTTAAATGAAACAATTGGCATATTACGGATTGATTAGACTTATTGTACCATCTGGTAAAACCAAACCTTGCTGTCCGTATTCATTTTCTACAATTTCACCAACTGTCAATTTTGATGGTTTACTTCTAGTCTGCATATTTTGTGTTCCATAAGGTGTATTAAAAGAAACAGTAAGATCTCTTGATGGAACGTCAATGGTTGAATAACCAAATACTGATAGCTGATTTGAATTCAAATAGTTATCAAAGTTAGTCTTCATAAGATTATCAAGACTTCTCAATTTAGTATCGCCACTAGCACCTAATCCAAATGGTGTGTTACCAGCACCTGGAACAAGAGCTGAATATCGAGCATATTCAGTTTCGGTAACAGCAGCACCAGAACGTGCAACCAAAAGTTTTGAAAGATATTCATCACGCGCTTGTTCGTATTCTGTCATCGCTTTTGAAGGAATAACCTTTGAAGAAATCCAACCAACAACACCTGTGCCACCAAGATTGGTACGCTGTGCTTCTTCCCATTTTTGCATCATGAAAGGTAAGGTATCATTTACAATTTCATTCATGGCGGTAATTCCTTTAGATTGATCAGCCGTCAATGTGCTTGAAGGTACACCAGTTGGTGTCGACACAATAGCACCTTTTGGCTTTGGTAGTTGCTTAGCAAGTGTCGCAATCGAACCAACACTAATACCTTTTGGTAGTGAAGATGCTGTTGGTAGTTTTCCGGTGGCTGCATAATCAGCTGCAAATGCTGACAAATCTGGTGATGGAACATTGCCATCAGGCATGGTAAGTCCAAGGGCTGAAATTGCACCAGGATCACCAGCAGCAGCAAGGTCAAGTAACCGGCCAGTTTCTGAAGCAACAGCAGATGCATTACTTGCTCTAGCAGCAGCATAACTTTGTGTAATATTGGCTTCTTGCGCCTTAATTCGTAAATCAAGTTCAGAACCAGGTCGCACACTAGCGTACAAAGTTTGACCACCAGCTTCAACAGCAATACCACCAGCAACTGGTACTGGTGAAATGTTATATCCAGCTTCTACTAATGAATTTCGTGTATCAATAGCTTCTTGAACCTTGGCTTGCTTAGACATTTTCGCTTTAACACCATCAATAGAATCAGTAAGAGAAACACCGGCATCAGCCATAAATTGCGCTGTTTCAGGATTGATCATCAAGCTCTTAATATATGTTGCTGTTGCTTTAGCTTCATCAACATCTTTAACAGCTTCATTACGTGCCACTTCAGCAAGCTTGTACTTTTCATCACTAAGCTTAATGAGTTTACTATCAGCCATGCTAATGATAGTGTTGTAGTAACTCAATTCATCATTACGGTCAGCAACAATCGCATCTACAGTACGGTCAATAAAGTTTTCAGCAACAGAAATTTGATCATTTCTAGCAGCCATTACAGCTTGAATAACACCAGCGCGAGCTTGAACATCAGCAAGTGTTTTAGTAAGTGACTTGTTTAAGATTTTGCCAGAAACTTGACGGCCAGTGGCAATATTAATAAGCTCATTACTTTGAGTGAGCAAACCATCAAGTTCTTCAGTTAGTTTTTGATTCGCGGCAAAGTTTTCGTTAATCTTTAACTTTTCACGCTGTTTTTTTTCTAATTCTTCACGAAACGGTGTGGTTAATTCCTTACCAGCTGCAAGTGCTGTTTGTTGCTCTTTAGTTAATCTGTCAATTTCTTTATCGATTTCAGTTCGCTGTGTTCCAAGTACTGATGTAAGATTATTTTTAGCAGAATCAACGGCACCTTGAATACTACTGTTATTTACAGTAGCGGCTTCCATTGCCGTTGGTTCAGGTAAGTTAATTGTTGGCGCTGGCTGAATTTGTGTAGCCGGTACTGGTGACTGAATTGGTGATGCTAATGTTGTTGATGTTTTTGCGGCTCTATCAGCTTCTATTGAAGCTCTAGTATTTGCTCTTACCTGATCAGCAGTAACTTGGTCTGGTGACATTTGAAGCTTACCTGGTTTAGCTGGCGCTGGTGCAACTGTTTGACCTGAAGCATTACGAATATCACCTTTTGATGACTTAAAAGAACCAGTCTTATTTAATTGGCGCTTTTGCTTAGAACTAAGCATGTTGGCCTTAAATGTTGATGAAGCTGGTGGCATATACAAATTATTATAACACTAGACACACATAAAATTACCATTTATTTCCCATCCTGATGCTAGGATAACTTCAACTTCAAAGTAGTCTGGTCCGTAGTCGACAATTTCAGCACGTGCCACAATATCATTAGCTGTTGGCCAGTCGATATTTACTAATGTAGTTTCAATTGATCTCGCACGGTACTGTGGTGCCGCGCCTGTAGTTACTAAAAACCACTTACCAGCTTGAATGACCTTTTGTTTTGGACCAGCCAAACCTACAGAAACACCATCTTGTGGTGTGAAATAGTAACTAGGTGCCAGCTGTGCCATACCAAACACATCAACACGAACCACACCGTCATTTCTTGAAGCAATACCAAAAAATGTCACTTGTTTAGCGCCAAATGGATTAGGAAAACGATATTTAACACCACTTGTTGCCATTCTTACGTTGCCGCTAGTACGGTATAAAGGCGTATTTTTAATACGCTTTACCTTATTAGTAGTGGTCGCACCACGCCTGATCTTGCGAACACCTACTTCTATTTTTTTGTTTTCTTTTTCAATAGACATATTATTCTTCACCTTGGAAATCACCATGGAAGTTTTCTATTTTTGGTGAATTATTACCGTCACAAGTGAACGTAAACTTTAGTTGCATAGCGCCAATTTCAGGCACTGTTGCTTTAGATCTAAGTTGAAATAGTTTGTCATCATTTACCTGTTCAAAATCAACGTAGGTGCCGTAATTTAAGCTGTATTGCATGAGAACTTCTGTATCAGTTGGCATTTCAATATAGTCAGCAGCAGCCCTGTCAAATGATTTGAATTTAGATCTATCTTCAGCATTATTAAGTACCATTGTTTCAATGTAGGCACCATTATACTTAGCGGTCCAGTCTAACTTATCAATACCAACAGCGGTGCCTGACTTCCAAGCCGCATACACATCTGTACCGCGTACAATAATTGCACCAATCTCTAATCCGGCAAATTCACCACTAGAAATTGGAAAAGAAAGATCTAGTGTGATGTTGTAGTCTTTCGAATACTGACCATAACTATAAATTCCTTGAAGTGTTGGATTGCCAGTGATATTTGATACACCAAAAATTGGAATACCCATGAAGTAACCAACAGCATTAGCATTTACCTTGCATTTAGCAGCGTTGTTGTAAGATCCAGGGATTCGAATGTGTTTAAGGAGTTTTTCACCGTCATAGTAGTGAAGATTTCCAAAATCACCCACAATAGCATAGGTATAGTTATCTTCATCCAAAAAAGCATGAATTTCACCTTCATAAATAATGTCTTCACCATACCAAGTTTCAGATTCAGTGTCCCAACGCAAGATTCGTGACTTTTCATCAAGTCTTTTTGTGCCAACGAGGAGATCCACATCAAAGTTGTGAAGAATCGTGATTCGTTCTGGTTCGCGCACGTTCAAATCTGATTCAAGTGTAATAACACCAGCTTCATCCACTTGAAGAATAGTGTATCTATCACCAAAAAATAGACGGTTGTTAGCAATTCTTACTGGATGGTATGTATCGTCACCGTATTTGAATAGTGTTAGGTATTCATACTTGGTCCAGTCAGTGATATTGGCTAATGAAATACGGAAAAGCCAATTTTTGGTAGCGAAATACACGTATTGTGTCATTTCATCATTATCAGTATCTTCATCACCAGTATCTAAACCATCTGGTACACCAAATTCAGCCGCGCTAAGAATCTTTACGTTTAAATCTTCAACAGCTGGTGTTAATTTGTACTGATAAACAGTTTCGTCATTTTGTGTATAGAAACCAGAACTATCCGGTGCAATAGTTATTGTAAAATTACCACTTACGGCAAAATCAGTAGTAGTTATTGCTGCTGTAGTCACATTCCATGGTGTTGAAAGTATAAATTCAGTGACCGTGCTAGTTCTTATTAAAAAAATTCTTGTACCATCAGGTGATATTGCCGCACCGTTAAATGTTGGTAGTGAAAAAGTTCCTATAAAAGTAGCTGTCGACACATCCCATGCCACACTAAGATTGTATTGGTTTACTTCATAGCCTGAAGTGATGTCAAAAATCACCATTTTTGTTCCATCAGATTTGAATTCAAGATAATACCCACGTGTACCTTGCGTACTAAAGTTGTAGCTTGTTCCAGCGGCACCAGCTGTCGACACATCCCATGAAGTACCAAGAGTGTACGTAATAACTGAAGTACCACCACCATCTTCACTAACAAAAAGCTTTGTTCCATCAGTACTAAAAGCTAATCCATGAGCTTGTAAATCAAGCGCCTTCATCTTAGATGCGTAAACTGCTGTCGACACATCAAAAGCCGTGCTAAGTGTGTATTGAAATACTTCACCCAAGTTACCAGACACCGTACCAGCACCTAGTACATACATACTTAATCCATCTGGCTTAAATTTAACATCACTAACTGAAGCGAGTTCAGCGCTTACAAGTTTTAGTTTTCCTGTGTCTTCAGCTGTGGCCAGATTTACTAAATAACCTGGAATAGTTAATGTCGCTACAAGCGTAAAAGTGCCAGATGCTTCACGCCAAATTTTTCCTGATTCACTAGAAAACCACAATGTTGAACCATCAGAAAGTGGCAAGCCAACCTTGCATAATTCAGTAACTTGATTTCCACCACTTGATGGCGAAAATTTAGTCATTTTTTGGTGTGCCTTTATTGCGCCTGGTTCAGATCGGTAGTCAATACCAACCAGCTTATGAGCTGAACCGCGAACACCTGACCACTTAGTGTCAGACAAACCTTGAATTCCATTTGGAAAAAGAATCATAGTTATAGTAAAAGACTAGGACCACGTGAAGTACGCTCAACATCAAAGCTTGGCTCATCATCAATATCACGGTTTTCATAATAATCCATGATGTCAGTTTCTAGTGAAAGAATCTGATCATTGATTGCCGGCAAGCGGTCACGCGCATGAAGCGAACAATACATGTGCGATGCATACAAGCCTGGCAAGCGCTCAAAATCTTGATTGAATCCAACTTCCCAATCAGTACTGGCGATAGTAGGCAAGTCAATTGCAGCGCCTGGTTGATATTCAATTTCAACTGAACCACCATAATCAGGTACTGGTAGCGGCATGATAGAAAAGCCAATTTTGTCATACCCTTCAATATCACCACTTCCATTGAGCATTTCATCAGTAACGCTGTTACGGTCCACTGGTTTGATGGTACGCAAGACACCGTTACGGTCAGTCATGCGAACACGCAAAATCTTTAAGTGTTTTGTTTCAAGTGAAATATTATCTTGACCAGCTGTAAAAGTTTTTACTGCAATTGGAATAGATGTGACGTTGCCTGATACGTGCTTCCAGCGCCGGTCAGACTTCATAATCAAAGCTGATGTTTTAGCAAGACCAAAGACAAAGTTTCGCACTTTGGCTTCAATCGAATAGGTGTTGTTATTAGTAGAACACCAGAAATCGATGTCTGATATTAAATCTTGCTTGTCAGCATTACCATTAAATACCATATGGTCATATTGTAGCATACAAAAAAACGCACACAGTCACTACCATGTGCGTTTAATCTGTTTAAAACTAGCTTTATGATGCCACGTTAATAACTTGGAATGCCACAACCACTGTACCGTTAAAGGCTTCAGCTGTAGCGTGCTTGTTGATCACACGAATTACTACGGAACCATTTGCCGGCGTTACGATACCCACCATTGGAGTACCTTGTGTGTTGGTTCCATTACCTACAGTCACTAAGACGATTGAATCAGCCTTAATGTTCTCATTAGTGAGGGTGAGTGTGTAGATGGCGTTTTGAGCTGTGGTCAAAGCTTCAGATGTCACATTACCAGCAAAAGCGTGAAGGGTAGCAGCGCCGGCTGTTGCAGCAGCTGTCTTTACCTTTTGGAATAAACCACCAAGAATTGCAACATTTCGATTAAAAATTTTCATAGATTAAGATGATTTACATTTAGTTGTAATAAAGAACTGAAACTACTGAATCTGTACCACCAGAACGAATTGCACGAAATCCTTCAATCGCTTTTCGTGATTCCAATTCAAATCGTGTAGTTGCGACACACAACACACCAATGAGTGATGTTGGATTAACCCCATCTTCACGGTAACGCAACGGTTGACCTTCAACCATTACAATTGCACGTGATGCACCAGCTGGAATAGATGCAAGACCAACAGCACCAACCGGAACTGTAAGTTGCTCATATCCTTTTGGTTTTGTTTTGAGTGAATTGTTCATTTGTCTTAAATAAATTAAGAGGGCTGATAAACCACTTACCGCTTAAACTTTTTCCAAGCGGAGTGCAGCATGTGATGTGACGAGCGCCACGTTATCGACCATTCACATGCTATACCCCACTTAGAAAGTGGAGTGATTGAAATTAAGAATTCCAACCAGAAACGTCTTGCGGAACACGGAATGCACCCAATGCCCCATCTTGGAACATCTTAGCACCTACACCGATGATACCCTTTGGTAGATCAGCGAATCCTTTTTCCTTAGAACCAACTTCAAGATCCATGAATTGCATTACGAGGTCAATCGCACCACGAACCATGAACACCGAATCTTGACGTTGCTGTGAAACAATGTTTCCAGCAGCAGTCATGTTTTCACGAACGGTGATATCACCAAACCCTGAAAGAACAACATTAGTTGACTGTGCAACCGCTGTGATTCGGCGCTTGTTACGGATCATGAACGCAGATACTGAATCGAAGTTCACGTAGGTTGTACCAGCACCAGCAGCACCATTGATTAACGCAATGAAGTTAGCTTGTGCAGCAGCAGCATCAGCACCACGTAAGACATAAGCCTTAGTTGTACTTTCAGCTGAAGTAGTCAAACCAGAAAGTGAAGCTACGAATTCAATCTTTCGACCAAGGATAGTCCAGTCATCACCAGCCGTTGGCTGTGTAGCCATAGCAAGTGTTGCTGTCCAAGGGAGGTTATTGTTTTGAACAATAGTCCAACCTTTCCATGGTCCAATGATTCCGTTACTTGCAACTTGATCACCAAGTGGTGTTTCTCGTTGTGAACGAGCCTTTCGAAGCAATGACACAGTTCGTGGTCCAAGGACCGCTACTCGTTGATCTGTGTCAGTTGGAATATCGAACGCACCAAGCGTACCATCCGCTTCTTCAATAACGTCATAGATATTGGTTGTGTCAAGTGCAAGGTATGTACCACCATTGAACACGTGAGCAGCGCCAGCAATCTTTGAAGTGAAGATTTGTTCAGTACGGTTAATCAAACCTTGTCGAATCGCCTTTGAACTGTGTCCAAGGAGGTCATACATTGTTTGATTCTTTTCAGTGATGTCAATAACTTCCGCTGCATATGGGAAATTATCAACTTCAAGGGTTTGCTTTTCAGCCTTCTTTTGATCGAACGCAATGTCCACATGTGGAACATAGTCACCCATTGAAGGGTTTGAAAGGATTGGCTTGTGAGCCTTCTTACCGTCAGTACTTAGAACTGATTCAAGCGTTTGATTCGCAAGATACAGTGCTGAAGTCTGTGTGTAGTAATCAGCTTGAAGATCCCCCCAAAATTCTGCTTTTACATCATCCATGTTAAAAGGGATTAGAGGTGGATGATAAGTTACATCTTATTGTTTGGCTGCATCACGTTTCGCTTGCTTAGCTTCAGCCCACTCTTTACGACCTTCTTCAGTAGAAAGGTCAAATTGTGATACATCAAGCGGCTTAGAAACGTCAATGATTGTGCCAGATTTCGAATGTCCCTTACCACCCTTTGCGGCATCGTGTACACTCTTTTGCCTAACTTCTTCCGCAATCATATGCTGAATGTACGGATCTTGTTCGGCCTTGCGAATTGAAATATCTTGCATAGTCGCAATCTTTTTGATTTGGTCCTTTACCTTATCGGAATGGTCCATTTCATCAAGGTCACGCTGCATGAATTTTTCTTCAACAAGTTTTGCAGGATCAACTGTTTCTGTTTTTTTAGAACCACCTGGTGCCTGTGTTTTACCACCGGCTAATGTACGGTACTTAATCTTTTGACCAACTGCCTTAGACAGTTTAGTACGATGACCAGTTTCACGTTCTACCAGCTTATCAATGAGATCTTTGTTAGCATCATTATCCTCGATGCCTAAATCGGCAATGACGGCTTCACGAATCTCATCTTCTTCAAGTTGTGCCTGGGCTTCAGCTTCTTCAGCTATTTCCGCTTCAGAAACTTTAATGTCTTCAATATCCATAGGATTATATTTTTTTATTTGCTCATTGAGCATTTTTTCCTTTATAAAAGAATTCAGTGCTTATGACACTGGACTTGAATTAATCAGCTGAGTTAATCCAAGTCCAGTGTCATAAGGCCACTAGATCTTACTCTTGTACTCGATATCCACGCTTCAAACCATACTTTTCAATATAGTCAGCAGCTAACTTTTCGTAATTCTTACCATGTGCAGACAAAGAGAATTGACGAATCAGGCTGTTACTTGCATTAACAATGTTTACCACTGTCTTTTCAAGTACTGGTTCAGATGGATCTGCGTAAGGTCGCGCTTCACCACCAACACGTTCAGCACGTGCTTTGGCGAGCTTAACAAAATCCTTACCATGATTTACTGAATTGTAGATAGCTACAACATTTTCACCTAAGTACACACCATAGCGAGTAACTTTACCGCTAGCATCTTCAGTTTCGACTTCAGATTCAGCTTCTTCTTTATCCTTGGTTTCTTCTTCAGCTTCTTCTTCTTTCGTTTCTTCTTCAACAGTTTCATCAACTACGGTTTCATCAACCTTAGTTTCTTCTTCTTTCACTTCACCTTTTGGCTTAGTGGTTTTGTTTTGTTTTTTATTGGCCATAAAAATTCATTTATTAATAAATCGTACAACTTATAATAACACACCAGTTTTTTCACCAACGTGCTTACCGGCATCACTTGTTGATTCTTCAGGCTGACCAAATGGTTCAAGAATGACCTGCAAGATACGGACCGCTTCTTGCCTACCTTGACACAAGATAGCCGCGGCTTCTTTGTCAGTGAAATCAACATCATCAAAACGATTTAATGATTCGATATTGCTTTCAATATGTTTCTTTAGATGCTTCCAATCAGCATCATTTGAATCTAGCCTGTTGGCAATTTTACTGGTGAGCATATTTCATCCAAAACTTTAGTGATAATTTCAATCTTCTGTTCTTGACTTTTCAAGTCCTCAATCAAGATGGTCCGGCGCAGTTCGCGTAATTTCTTTTGAGCGACAAAATCAAGGTTAGTAGTGGATTCGTGAGTGACTTTAGCAATCAAGACTTTAAGTGTTTCTTGATTCTTACCAAACTCTTTCACCAATTCCTTAGCCAAGTCCGTATCGCTTAGTTCGTGATTCGACATTTTGCTTATGATTATCTTCTAACATTTTCTTTTCCTGTAATTCAGGATCAGTCATCTTTTCATGCATGGCTGCCATTTCTTGGTTCATCTGGTCCTGGGTACTTTCATATTTATCAGCCATAATTATGCTTTAACTGGTTCTTCTTCTTTTTTAGGAACAGCAAAGCTACCTTTCTTTTCAGTTTGAAGTGGTTGACCACTAGAATTTTGTAGCGCTTCCATTGAAACAGCTGGTGGCACTGGAATACCTTTAGCTGCATAGATAAGGTCAAGTAGGTAAGCGCGGCGAATTGGATCTTGTTCGTATGAAATGAGTTCTGAAATATCCTGAATCTGTTCAATCAGATAGTTTTCACCAACAATAGTGACCTGTAGTCGTGGCAAAACATTTTTCCAAATCTCTTTCACATTCTCAATGACCGGATCAGACTGTTTGAATTCATCAAACTTAGTGTCCTTAATGAACTGTGCCATTTCATTGGTGTGCGGTCCAAGGTCAACTAAGTTTTCAATATACCAAGCATCAACAGCCATCTTGCGGAATCGGTCCAAGAACATTGGATCACCAGTCACACGGATGATGTCCTTTGATGTCATGGTCATAACCATATCTGGCATGACAAATTCAGCAAATACTTTGCGATATGAAAGCGCAAGCTTTTGACGTAGGAATACATACAGCTTAGTAGCGTTTACATCCATCTGTGCAGCAGTACGGAATGCTGTTTGTGATGGTAGATTCTTACCTTGGACTACTTCAAGTGAGTTTGAAAGGTCATTCCATTGCTGAAGAATAGCATTGCGGTCATTTACAAGTTCAGCAAATCCTTGGATAGACACAGCAATCTGCTGAATATCTTCAGACTTAATCATTGAACCATTCTTCAGTTGTGTGCGTAGGTTTTGAAGTGTTTGTTTATCCTTGTGTCTAAAGATAATCTTTGAAGCCCATTCAAGACCACGTGCAATTTGGTTTGAAATATCGTTGTATCGAATCTGGTAGTCAAAACCAAGTTCATACAAACCTTCACGCCACCACTTGCCTTTATACGGACCACGGTGCGATTCAATGTAGTAGTCAGACATCTTGCCATCCATCTTTTCAGCAAAAAGAATGAAGCAATTTGATGACTTACCCTTTTTAAGTCCAGCAGCAATGATACGGCACAAAATGTATTTGTTGGCATCACCACCCTTTTTACCTTGCGCTTCAAATAGTTCACGTTCACTAATTTCACCATCACGGCGGTAAATCTCATACAGCTTCTTAGTGCGGATTTCGCCAATACCTTTTTCAGTACGTGAAAAAAATGTGTTGCCACACTTATCAATCACATCATTAACATTCTTGTACACACCACTCATGCCACGTAGTTCAGCCTGTGTCATGTAGAAACGCTTGATAATGTCAGTATCATCAACGGTCCGTGCTGTCTGGTTTACAATAAACGTATTTTGCATGTCACAGCGCTCATAACCATCAGCTGTCTTTTCAAAAAGGAGGTTACCATCAGCTGAATAGTCTTCAACTGATTCATTCAATTCTTCAGCAGTACCGTTCTGCCACATGAATTCATCAATACTAAGATTGATCACGTACACAGCAGCAAAATCTTCGATTGGTGCTTTGGAAAATATTAAAAAGTGTTTCGTGTCAAAGTCGATATTCTTCACTTCAGAATTGACGGCTGGATGAATAATGTCGAACCAGAATTCATAGTCACCATCAGGTGTAATTTTGCCAGTAGGATAGTACTTGTTCTTGAACATTTGAATACGCCGCTTTAGCTTGTATTCAGAATATGGAATTGATTCGTCAAGATGGGTGACACCAAAAATGTATTCATGGATTTCACCTGTCATGTTATCAAGTACTTTCATATGCAAATATTATACACTAAAGACCATGCTTCTGTTGTGCCATGTTAACAAAGTTAACGTGATCGACATGGTGTCGAACACGTTCCTTTTCTTCTTGTTGTGGATCTAGTTCATCAACTATTTCAACCAAACAATAACCAGCAGCATCCATTGGATCAGAACCTAAATGAGCCGGCACACCAAGCGAAACACCATCTTTGTCTTCTTTGTACGCGTAATTCTCATAACCATCCCACAAATCTTTGGACCGTCTGGTAACTGAAATACGTAATCCACTAACTACCTTGATACGGTGTTCGACTGAACCTTGGCCTTTGGTACAGCCAATGATATTCACACCTAAATCTTCAATGGCTTGAATGGATTTTGGTTCAGCGGAATCAGCTACCGTCAAAGCACGCTGGTTATTTTTGTCATCATTCTTAATGGCTAATGCTACATCAGCATTGTTGATGTAGTTACCATGTTTTAGCTGGTCCAAGATATAGCCACCGTCATAGTAGTACACGTTACACAAGTGCAACGGATCAGGCCACCAACCAAAGTCAAGACCACGACCAACAAGCTTAGCTTCATGCGGTACATCATCACGCAATGTCCAACCAGAATAGATTTTGCCACTTACAACATCAGGACATAATCCTTCAATCTTGTGCCAATAGTGATTAGGCTTGGTATTTTTGTACGCTTGATATCGCTTGATAGTGTGTGCATCCAAGTTGTTCAAGTTAGAACGGTAGTTAAAGTACAAGAATTCTGTATCTTCATAACATTCTTTTTTAAGCACTGGCTTATTGAATCCAGGCGCTTCAGCCACTGGTTCAAGGTCAAAGAATCGCTTGATAATCCAGTGATTCTTAGCCGGTGTGTTCATACACAACACAACTGTAATATCACTTTTAACAGTACGTAATGAATCGTCTAGCTGCATGAATTCAGCTTCACCAATTTCTTCAGCTTCTTCAATAATCACATCAGTGTAACCAGCAAGTGATTTCAATTTGGCTGACTGCTGTTTATCTGAAGTACGAAAACCAATAGCATTGATACTATTCTCTTGATAGATATCACCATCTTCAGGATTTTCTTTTTTCTTCTTAAATTTATACCTAAAACGCATATCAGAATCATTGATTCGGATATTGTTAGTCACACCTTGGTCATCAATACGGTCCACAATTTCCTGATAGATAGACTTGCGGATGTCACTGTGGACCAAACGCATGATGGCACAACGGAAATAACCTGGATCGATTAACTTAGCTAGAGCATATTGACTGGCAACATAAGAACGACCAGCACCACGACCACCCATGATGATGACATAACGAACACCCTTGCGCTTTATAAATAGCGGCTTCCAGCATTCATTTACTTTTTGTTTAACTACGAGTGTCATCGCTTTGTGATGCAAATTGAATTACATTTCCACTAATCGGTATGATATTTCCATCTTTATCTTCAGTATTAAGTGTAGTTTTGTCACCAAATCTTTTAGGAAACATTTTAGATAGCTTCCATTTGCGAGTATCAACACGTAAACGCGAACGCTGAATATGTTCACTGTTGACCACCTCGTATTCTTCACCATCACGACCAGTACGTGTCATGTAGTCATTGGAGCCATCATCAGCAATCTCTTCCATTTCATCAAACATATTTTCAGCACGAACCTGTACAGCTTTCTCGTATTGGTCCGAAAATGCTTTTAAGGCTGGTTTAGCATCATCCGCTAAACCAAGAATAATCCACTCATGAACAATTGAGCGTGATGGCATTTTCTCATCACGACACACAGAACGTAGCGATTCACCATCAGCAATGCGCTTACAAATTTTGACACCAAGTGGTTTAGTAAAAATTGTTGGTCTTGCCATATTATCGAAAGTCTATCACATCGCTATTTTCACTAACCTAGCCTAGGTTAAAAAACAGCCAAGAAAAGAAAGCACCGGACACTGACACTTAATTTCAACTCGCACCAGCTTTTACTAACTATTACTTTTATTACTAAACTACCTTAATAAGTGTCTAGGTGTCCGTCATTGCAATTCTAAGCCTGTAAACAAAGCTAAAAGTGACGGACACAACTATCCGTCAGTGTCCGTAAAAGTATCCGTTTTGGCTTAATTTCACAACATATTAAGATTCTGTAAATATATTGACACGAAATTCGAGTGTGTTTTAATTAAAAAAACGGACACTTTGACAAAAGTATCCGCCTTGTGGTGTGGTGTGGAAAACTCTAAAAATCTTTCACATCTTTTGCACGAATAAATCCAACAGTATTGAATTCATAATAGTCTTCACGCAACTTCAATCCGCACCACATTTTTAATCCATCACGGTCCTTGCGATTATAAATTTTATCGAACTTAGACAAACCGTGATGCTTCATTACCATTCCAAACCGCTGTGGTGTCAGTGATTCTGAATACCTATCATTGGAAAACTCTTTATACGCTTCAAGTAGCACCTTAGTTGGAATTGGTTTTGCTTCAATGTCAGGCACAAAATATTCATCCAAGAATTCAGCCACAGTATTACTACTGGTTTTGTATTCTTCAATTAGGTCATCATGACCTTCAATACTGGTGAAGCCATCAAACTTGTTCAAATCAGCCAAGCCACGCAACATACGATTCAAAATACCTGAAGCTTCACTTTGTAGTACCGCACGGATTTTATGATTGGCTGTCATACTGTCGTAAAAAGAGTATTCCAAATAGATTAAGATCATGCGCCGGTAGATACCCATTTCAGCTGAACGTGGCAAAGTGTTAGCTGTCAGTACACACTTCAACTGATTATCAGCATCAAGGATGCCGTTGATTCCTTTACGCTCAACATGGATGTGTTGGCCAGTGATGAGATTGATAAGCGAGTTACCCATGTTGGCACGTGTCACTTCAACCTCATCAAACCAACACAATCGCTTACCCACTAATGAAGAACCACCAAAGCGGAATGATTCACCAGCAATTTCAGTCAATCCTTTTTGTGTTGCACAGTCACCAAGAATATCTGACCAACAGTCAAGCAAGGTAGATTTTCCACTACCAGGCTTACCAATCAACACCAACATCTTTTGTCGACTAATATCAGGTGTAAGCAAAAGACCACTGAATTGGTCCAGCACCTTTACTTGATCATCTTTTAGTTGCAGCTGTGTGTCCAAAAACTGGTCATATACTGGACACTTGGCTTTCTTGTCATAAGCCACAGCACTAACACGGCGGCTTAATCTATCAGGTGTGTGTGGCTGGAATTTCAAAGTCTTTACATTTATCCAGCCATTTTCTACATGGAACCAGTCAGGCTCATTATCAAAATCATCATATGCAGTAGCACGGTCCAAGAACATGGCACGAAACTTAGACAATACGTTCTTTACAGTGCCTTCAGTAGCAGTATCTTCAAGACCATCTTCAATCAACAATCGAATCACCAGACCGCGCACTGTCACAAAGTTTACTTCGTCATAAACACCAGTGGTTTCATTGTAAATCCAGTAAATTTTATCTTCACCAACTTCATAGCGTAGGTGTAAAAAGGTGTGTGCTACGTACTTATGAAACGCTAATTTATGTTGTAATTTATAGTTTTTTAAGTACTTCAACCAGTCCTTGTCAGTCCGGTCACCGTTTTCAAGATGGTCAAAATAAGCTGTTCTTTCTGGTATTGGATTAACATCTTTTATGGTTTCAATACCCATTTCTGCAAGGGCTTCATTTAGCTTATTAAGATTGTCTTTTTTCATGTCTTAGTAGCATAGCATACCAAAGGTTATTCACATGTTTGGTATTGTGTGGATAACACCAGACAAATTGTCTGGTACAATGAAGCTAAGCTTATTAAATAAGAAATTAAAATGAAACACACATTTCACACCATACTAACTGTCGCATTGGTATACTTTATATGTTTTGTCTTAGTGTTCGCATCATCACTGTTGATGACCGCACTTACCTCAATTCTAGCTTGGAACAATGCCTTGCTTCAATTTGAAACAGTGGTATCTATCTTTTGGGTATCAGTAATGTTCGGATTGCTTGGTGGCACCTACGCTATGTATTCGGACTGGCACGGATTGATGGCTACTATTGATGAAGATTAAGTTATGGAAGGTTACTTAAAGGATATGCGCAATGAAGCCATTTGGTTTCATTACAAATACAAAAACTGTAATGGTACACAAATCGCTAAGATTTTTAATCTTCACCGCAGTACCGCACACGAAATTATCAAGAAAATGCCGGAAGGATGGGAAACATCTTGGCGCAAAACTAAATAAGTATGCTTGGATTAGGAAAAAAGAATAAGAGCGCAGTAACAAAATCAGCCGCTGAAAAGCGTATGACATTAAAGGATGGCTCACTTGAATTACCGTCATTCATGTCACCGGAACAAGCATGCGAAATGCTGCAACGGCGCTTGGATTTCACCGCTGGCAAGATTAAAAAGGCAGCATGTGTGAATGCTCGCATTATAGTGACACCAGCCAAGATCATGAGTAAAGAACGGTCTGTGCATCCAGGCGATATCCAGTATGACAAAGATTTCTGTCAGAACGATAAGCGCAACGGTTCAAAATTCTGTCAGGCTTGTAGCGATAAACACCATGGCCAAGCAGCAGCGTAAATGCTTCAACTGTCGCGCACCGATTACTAGCAAGACGGCTTTGTATTGTAAGAAGTGCAAAGACAAACCACCAGTTAAACACACCAGCGGAACACTCATCATTTATGACAAGATCTAGCACTATCGTAAAATTAGAATTTTTGCCAATCAAAGGTAAGAAAGGGATCTACTTTGATCCTAACTATCAGCCGGAACGGTTGAGCTTATCTGCTGCATTGGAATTGTTCGCACCTACATATGAAGATCTTGAAGGTTTGAAGAATGACTTGGTGGAAAATATGCAATTCACTATCAGTGAAATCAAGCGCCAACATCCAGCTGGTATGAACCAAGATGAGTTTGATGATTGGTTCCGTGAAGAATTCGGTATTGGTCGCAAGCGACTACCAGAACCAGTTTTTGAAGTGTTTATGGAAATACAGCTGGACCTTCAAAAGATGATGATTGAAGAAGCAACGGAACAGCCGCGGCGATCACTGAAGCGTATCGTACAGCGCCAGCAACACATGCTGACACCAGCCAAGAAGCAAGGTGGTGTGACTGAAGCACAGATTGAACAGGCACGTGAAGTACCGATTGAAGACATGATTCACACTCGCGTGTTCAAGGCTACTGGCAAGTGGACCGCCAACGCACACTGTCCACTGACTGGTCATGAAGGCGAAAAGACACCATCTTTCTATGTCGACAAGCACAACCGCTATAAGTGTTTTGGCTGTCATGGCAAGGGTGATGCAATTGACTTTGTGATGCAGCGTGATGGTGTGGATTTTATTAGAGCAGTTAAAAGTTTAATTAGATAAATATGCCAATCAAGAATGCCGGCGCAACCAAAGCCGCCAGCCATTACATTGCAAAAGTTCAAGATGCGCTGATCAAGCATGGTGCTGTTGGCATTCAAATGATGTTTGATACCGACCGTCGGATTTCAGGCATTATGTTTGCGCTACCAAATCCAACTAACACGGTACAGAATATGTCATTCTCACTACCATGCGAATGGCGGCGATTTCAAGCTGTGTTAAAAGAACAAAAAGTGTCGCGCTGGCGAGAAGACGAATACTGCTACCGTGTAGCTTGGGCCAATCTAAAAGATTGGATTGAAGCACAGATGGCACTATACGAAACTCAAATGGTATCAATGCCACAGATATTCTTACCGTTTATCAAAGGTAAGAATGGCCTAACTTTGTTTGAACAAGTGGCTAACAACCCTGAAGGGTACTTAATGTTGGAATAATATGGCAGTCATTCTTTCTGATAGTCCTTTTAAATTAGCTGAAGCGTTACGTGAAAAACGTGGCACTCGTAGCAAGACTGAAGTGGCTAAAATTATTGGTATCAGCGTATCAACGTACACAAAACTTGAAGATGCTGGCAAAAGATATTGCGGCAACACCAGTGCTTTTTCACAACATTTAGCAAGGTATTGGGTTAATAATAATGAATCATTTTATTAGTTATGAAAAACATCTTAGTTTTATACGACCAGAACTGGATAAAAAGCGAACTACCTACACTGCGTTCAGTCAAATACAGCAAGCTTACATTTCGCCAAGTGTCATTTAAGGATGCACCAATGCAAGAAACAAAAGAAGGCACTAAGGTTTCTGATACTTGGATTATGCCGCAAGTGAACACACAAATATTTGATGGTGTGGCGCTTGTAATGAATGGTGACAAGCTTAATGGTCGCAATGGTGTACACATCAAAAAGATTGGCGCACGTGGCCGATTTAGCATCATGCAAGTAGAAGCTAAACGTGGGGTGTATCGTAGCTGGAAGCAAAATAAAGATGGTACATGGTTCTTGGAATCAAGCCGCCGGCGCAGCAAGGATAGTTATAAGCAGCTTGAATACACATTCGATCATGAGCTTGGACACTGTATTAAGTACCAGCGTTTTGAGCCTGATGATTTGCATACTCATGTCAGCAGAAAAGAGTATGAAGAATGGTGGTCAAAGCAAGTAGTTAAAAAATGGTAGCGATGTGCATAACTCATTGTAAAAAGCCTAGCTATGCTATATAATATATAGGTATCAGTAATTAATACAAAATTATGAATAAGCAAAAAACAGATCAAGAAACTATATATGACTGGTGTAAAGAAGTTGAACCAGTTCATATAGAACGTGCAATTATTGAAGCCCGCAAAATGTGTCATCAACCACATCACGCTTTGACTGATCAAGATCGTAAAGAAATAAGAGCTTTTCATGCTGGACTTGATTGGTTTTTACATCATTTAAGAAAAGAATTGGTATGAACAAACTAACAATAAAATCATTCAACCGCATTGATTCACCACAAGTGCTAAGTCATTACTTTTCACATAAGACTGAAGATGGTCGTGAAGTGTGCCTTGAATCGTGCATGTCAGGCTACTGTGTAGCTGTTTATGATGCGACACAAAATATTATTGGAAAAAAAACTTGTACTGATTTAAGAAGTGACTTTGGTTACGGACTTGAAAAAGCGGTGCAAATTGCTAATGAAAAATTAGGTCATGACACAAGATAAAGCACTAGAACACTTAAAAGGTAGCAAAAATGTATTTCTTACCGGCCAGCCTGGTACTGGAAAAACATACACCATTAACCAGTACATCAGCTGGTGTGTTAGCAACGGAATCATTCCATCAGTAACCGCCAGTACTGGCATTGCTGCTATTCATGTCCGTGGTAAGACGATTCATTCATGGGCTGGTGTGCGTAACGATAACGCACTGACCGCACAAGATATTGAAGATATTTTGGAAAGTCCTTGGACACGTGACCGCATCACCAAAGCTGAAGTGCTGATTATTGACGAGATATCCATGGTCAGCGCCAAGCTACTAAACGTGGTAGATAAGCTGTGTCGTGTCTGTCGCAACAATGATAATTCATTTGGTGGCCTAAAGGTGATTGCGGTTGGTGACTTTTTTCAGCTACCACCAGTGAAGGGTGAATTTGCTTTTACCGCTGAAGCCTGGAAGCAAGCTGATTTTCAGATATGCTACCTACACGAACAGTACCGCCAGAATGACAAAGTGTTCAATGATATCTTGACTGGCATTCGTGCTGGTAAGCTATCTGAAGAACAAAAGCAAGTGATTCGCAGTCGTGTCACCACTGATATTAGTCAGGTTGATGGCGCTATCCGGCTTGATACCCACAACCATAAGGTAGATAAGATTAACGATATCAAGTTGGACATGATCGATTCGCCACCTAAGACTTATGTGATGAGCGAGTACGGAAATGAAAGTGTTATCAAAGCTTTGAAATCAAGCTGTCTGTCACCGGAACGGCTAACATTGAAGGTTGGCACCAAGGTAATGTTCACTAAAAATGACGTTGATAAGCGATGGGTGAACGGCACACAAGGTGAAGTAGTTCAGTTGGACCATGCTTCAGTGAAGGTGGTGTTACGCAACGGTGCTACTTATGATGTGGGAATTGAAACGTGGGACCAAACTGAAGGCTACGGCAAAAACGCTAAAGTCATTGCCAGCTTGATGCAGATACCGCTGAAACTAGCATATGCCATCACGATTCACAAAAGCCAAGGAATGACACTTGATGAAGCGGTTATCGATGTCAGCCACGTATTTGAATGTGGTCAGGCATATGTAGCGATTTCACGTGTTCGCTCACTTGAAGGTGTGTACTTGCAAGGCCATCTAACTAAGAAGTTCTTGGCGGTAAGTGAAGAAGTGATTGAAATGGATAAGGAGTTTTTAAAGGCTGGAATGTAATATGAAGAAATCAAATGTCTCTTTCGAGCCTGAATTTATTGCCAAACAACCTACTAAATGGGTAACGCAGCAGCAATTTCTAAAAATGTCTAGTGAATTTTTGTCACCTGAAGATTTGCTTTATGTTGAAAAACAACTAATCAATAAAAAGCATGGATATTATTTAGGAATGATAAAAGATGCTAATGGCAAGTATAAAAAGTTGTTGTTAAAAAGAATATTTATCCGTGAATTTGATATGAAATATTCAGTTCACAAACAAAGTAAAAAAGGTAAAGAATTATTAATTTCTAACATGCCGTTACCGCCGGTAAAATTATAGTATGGCTACTTTCTTGAATGGAATTCCAGTATGTCCGTCATGTAAAACGCCAATTAAATTTTGGGGTGTTGAAGAACGACCAACTGGAACAAAAGAAATTTATAAGTGTAAGTGCGGTCTGTGTGATGAAGAAAGGCCGGTCATTAAAAATAAACTATGATGCGCGGCTACCGATGTAAAAACAAAACAGCTAAAGAAATCCTAACTACACTAGGCTTTGACGGCGTTTCAGCCAATCGCGGCTGGATCATGGAACGGACTGGTAGAAAGGATGCGAATTCACCAGTCAGAATGCACGCAATTATTCACTATGAAAATGGTACTGAATACATTGATTTGCACGCTGACCACCCAGGACCAAATGACACTCACGTAACGGTCCGTGGCCG